TAATTAATTCAAATGCAGACTTTTTTGCTAGACCTCGAATGAGGGCTTCCATTGGTTCGTATGTATCTCAAGTGAGTAACGTCGCTCCATTATCAACTGTATCAGTCAATACAACTATTCCAATAGGGATAACAATGTTGGATTCAGGGTTAAAGTCAGGAGGAATGTTCGTAGCTCAGAACGTAGCAAATAGCGGTCAACTTAACACGGGTAACTTAGTTCAACTTCAGGTAGGTATAGACCAAACATTCGGAGCATTCTTTGGTGCAGGAGTAGTGCAACCGGTTGACGTAGTGTTGACAGTTAACTCACTTCGAATCCGAATCCTTCCAACGCAGAATGTTCAGGTGATTGGCGGTACATTAGCCATCAACGAATACATCCCGTTGAAAATTAAGCAATCGGATTACATCAAGTCAATCTTCCAAATGTATAACCTCTATGCTGAGGTGGATACTGATCAACCTAACAAACTAACTCTTCGCCATCGTGATGAGTTCTATGACAACGGAACTGAAAAGGATTGGACATATAAACTAATGAAGGACAAAGAGCAGAATCTTCTCTTCCTTCCCGATGTTACATCCAAGAAATTGAAACTGACATACAAAGCGGATACCGATTCAGCGAATACAGTATTCACTCAAATGACTGATGAGATATATGGTCAGATTGAGTATACCTTCGACTCGGAATATGTAAAGGATACCGATACCAAGGAACTGATATTCTCACCCACTCCGGTGATATTGAATTCCATCAACGCATACGTTCCAATCCTGGATGGTGAGGCTCCCAAAACAAACATCCGTATCCTATACGATGGAGGACTTCAGACTTGTGGCTCCTATGGATTGGTTGAGTATGGCACAACGGGAGTATTTAACAACACGACCTATCCGATGCTCGGTCACTTTGACAATGCATTGACACCAACATTTGATATCAACTTCGGTACTTGTGATTATTATTACTATGCACCTCAATCGCTGACTGCGAACAATCTTTACAATACATATTGGAGAAGAACAGTCAATCAAATCAATGTCGGCAAGATGCTCACTACCTATTTCAACTTGCAGGAGGATGACATCCAAACATTGAAGCTCAATGATAAGATTCGTATCGACAATTCATGGTGGAACATTAACCAAGTAGTTGACTATGATGCGAACAACAACGGACCAACCAAAGTTGAATTGCTTTCAGTGGATTCGGACATCGAATTCGCACCATTCCAATCCAATCCTGGCACACCAACTTCACCATTGGTATCGGTTGACGCAGCATCAAGCACGATGAGTACACGATCAGTGCAGAGCAATGGGAATCTAAGCGGTGAGGATGTGATTGTGAGAGGTACGGGCAACATCATTGGAACAGGGCTGAGAGGGATTGTAATTGGTGACAATAAGGTATTGAATGATGACGGAATAATAACTCCGCAAATCAACGGAATCACCTTTCAAACGAGAGGGTATGTTGCATTACTCAATCAATTAAGTACATCAGCACCAACAGTGATTGAATTTTCCAACACAATTGGACAAATCACCTGGACTCGCACTGCTCAAGGTGAGTATCTTGGAACACCATTGATTCCATTGGATACATTGACTACCTTTGTAACTATTGGAAATACTGAACACGATTACCTCGCAACCGCATACATCAACACTGATGGCAATGTGGTAGTGAGAACAACCAATACATCCAACCATCAACATACCGATGAAAGGCTTAATTATTCACCATTAGAAATCCGCACATATGAGTAACGAGGTAGCAATTGATTTAACGTTAAACGGAGTAGGCTCCCTCAAGTCGCAATTAAAGCAATTAAAGGCTGCGATTGCTGAGGCAAGTGATCCCGCACAAATGGATGCACTCGCAAAAAAAGCGGGAGAGGTATCGGATAGGATTAAGGATGCTAATGATGCGGTGAATGTATTCGCATCGGGTTCCAAATTTGAGCAGATATCATCATCATTCGGAGGTATCAAGGATTCAATCATGTCATTGGATTTTGAAGAGGCAGCGGCTAAAGCAGGGACCTTCCAAAAAGTAATGGGTTCCATCGGTAAAGCTGAGATAAGTACCGCATTGAAAGGTATTGGAAAAACAGTATCAACACTCGGTGCTACATTCGTGAAACTCGGAGTTCAGATATTAGCTAATCCAATCTTTATAATAGTAGCGGTCATCACTGCAATTGTGGTGGCAATAGGATTGTTCTTGAAAAAAATTGGTGTACTTGACCAGGTACTCTCAGCACTAATGTCACCGATAAATGCCTTGATTGATGGATTCAAGGAGTTAACTGATTGGTTAGGATTGACTTCATATGCTGCGGAAGAGAATGCAGAGAAGATGTCCGCTGCAAACAAGAAAGTACAAGAATCATCCAAAGAACGTGAAGCGGTAACGAGTCAAATGTACTCGAATCAAATAGCATTGCTTAAAGCGAACGGACAAGATACCTACAAAACGGAAGTTCAGGCATCCATGTCAAAGAGTTTGTTTGCGAGAGAGAGATACAATTCAGCATTAACCGCATACAACGCTGAGAGAGCTCTTGGCAAAGCAGCGGATGCAGCGAAGTTGAAAGACTTGAGAAAGCAAATTGCAGATGAGAGAGCAATCATTGGAAACGAGAGAACGAATCGCCAAGTATTAGCAATCAACGATACCAAAGCAGATGCAGCAGCAGGAGCAGCAGCAGCGAAAGCAGCAGCGGATAAGAGAAAAGAGAATGCAGCGAATCGATTAGCAGCGGAAAGAGCAATCATTGACCAACGTATTGCATTGATTCAAGATGAAACTAAAAGAGAATTCAAGGAACTTACAACAAAATTCCAAAGGCAAGAGCAGGACATTAAAGCTGATGATAAATTAACTGAAAAAGAAAGAGCTACCAAAGTAGCTAACAATCTTTTATTATTTGCCCAAGAAGAAGTTTTATTTCGTGCAGCTAAATTAAAACTATCTGATGAGGCAGCGGCTGAACTAAAGAAGAAGAATGCCGAAATAAAAGAGAATGATAAAAAGGAGGCAAATGAAAGATTTGTAAGGCTTCAAGAACTTACCTTATCCGAAAGTGATTTCAAGATATTCCAACTTGAGGAGGAATACGAGAAGGAAATGAAACTTGCCGGTACTAATGAGGCAATGAAAAAAGCACTGACCGCTAAGCTCGAATTGGATATCACCGATATTCAGAAAACCGCAGCAGAGGAGAGAGTGGCAATCACTGAAGAGGAGGAAAAAAAGAAACGAGATGCACAACTCAAAACGGCTAACGATGCACTTGACATTGCTGAGGATGGAGTGAAATCAATCCAAGCACTTGGTGATATTGCATTCGCTAACAAGATGAAGAATGTGGTGAAGGGTGGTAAAGCTGAGGAGGACTTGGCAAAGAAACAATTCAAGTTCAACAAATCAATGCAATTGGCAGGTGCAGTCGTGGATGCAGGTAAAGCGGTTACCGCTTCATTAGCAGCAGCACCATTAGCAATCGGAGTCGTACCAAATCCTGTTGGTATCGCCAACCTTGTCGCAACCGCAGCAATGTCAGCAGCTAACATCGCAAAGATTGCAGCAACACAATTCACATCGACATCGGCACCGGCATCACCATCAACTGCAAGTGGAAAGGCTATGCCTGACACATCAGTATCGACATTCACGCCTGGTAACCTATTCGGTCAGAACAACAATCAAAACAATGTCGGAGGAGGTCAAGATACCAACCAAAATATAACAGTCACCGCAGTGGTAAGTGAAACGGAAATAACTGCGACACAAAACAATATATTGAAAATCCAAAAATCAGCACAATTATGATATCCTACCAAGCACTAACCGATGAAATTATCGCGTTCTACAATGCACACCTTCAAGTTAAAAAGGTAGGCACTGATTTCAAGGAGCAGTTATTCAACTTCGCCACTAAGGATGAGAAGTATCCTCTCGTGTATGTGGTTCCTGTGGATGTGATTGCAAGTGATAACGTGAACTTATTTAACCTGGAGATATATTGCTTTGACATCATCCAAAAAGACCGTGCAAATATCACCACAATTCTCTCAGATACTCAGCAGATATTGAATGACCTTTATTTGAACTATACATTCTCATTGACTGATACTGATTTCGATGTGGAAGGATTTCCAACGTTCACCCCATTGAACAATGACCTCTTGGATTACGCAGCAGGATGGTTGATGAACATTACTTTTGTACTTCCATCGTGGACTGATTGCCAAATTCCTGAACAAAATGGCAATTAATCTTAATATATAAGTATGGCTTACAAGAACACAGGCGAATTCAACATCAAATATCCCACGAGAAGAAGGGTGGCGAATGTATTAAAAAAGATTATCGTTGATGAATCGTTGATTGATACACGCACTTTGTATGATTCCATTCGTATCAATGCTAAAGTAACTACCGAAGGCAATCTTCGTATTGAGATACTCGCAGCATATTACTTCGGATTTCTAAACAACGGTACAATCAGCATCGCACCATACCATTTAGTGCGTAAATTCAACACCTCACTTGAGCAAAGTGGATTGATATCCGAAATGTATGGACAATACGTTCAGAACATGGCTCAAAAGTTCCCAATCTTGGAACTTGGTGGATTGCTTCGTAAAAAAGTGAAAGTGATTTATGATTTCAATCCTCTATTCGGAGAGTTTTGGGATGCATTGGATTACTAAATTTCCAACTCTTTTCTCATTGCAAGGAAGTTGAATATCAATACAAGTTTGGTATCGGTTATTGCATCAAATCTTGAGAGGTCACCATTGCACATTGTCCATATCAATTGCTCCCATCCCCATTTGGAAGATTTCTTTTCCTCTTCCTGCTCTTTGCGTTCCTCCTCATCGGTTACCTCCTCACTATCTTCAAATGATTCAGTCATTAGATTAGAATGGCTATCCAAGAACGATTGTCTGAACTGAAGGTACTCAGGTATCAATCCGAATACTGCCGTGATGGGATAGTCATCGAAGAGATGAACACGATCAGTTGATTTGAATTTGTATGGCTCGGTGATAACATTCCCCCATTCATCAGTGGATGTCTTTCGGTAGAGAATCGCACATATGTTGCGGAGGTTCTTGATATAGTCATCAGTGACGAATCCCTCCAATGTAATAAACTCACCGAGAGTGATGTCAACAAATGGCTTGAGCTTGAATTCATCGAGCTGATGCTGATATCTCTTGGATGGTTCTGAGGTCATCCACTTCAATTGCTTGGTGATGTCCTGAAGCTCGTCAAGTTCTATATCATCGAAGTCCTCAATGGGTAGGTCAGAGAGGATGGATAGCACATCGGTATTGTATTGCAATGTTCCATCCTCAATGTTTAATGACCTTATCTCAATGAATTGCTCAATCGTTATTTGGCTCCACGCTTTCGGCAGCTTCAGATTTTGCATGGCTTGAGATTTTTTCAGTAACGAATACCAGGTAAGGTACTGCGATTTCCGCTTTCAATTGTTTGAATAGTTTCGCTTTGTGTTTCAAATGTGCTTCAGTGTAGTGTTCCACTTGACTGAGGTCAGTTCGTTTGAACATCAATGCCAATAAATCACTTATCCAATTGTGCGATTTGCGACCAATCAACTTCTCAATCATCTTGGTATCCTTCACCGAGAGCTTCATCTTCGCCTCATAGGTATACCCATCCAATTCAATTGACTCAATCGGCTCTTTTTTCTCATAGTTATTGGAATTGAATTCCTTCACTATCTCAATAAAGTCAGAAAGCTCAACATCATTGTCATCCCATTCGGATTCCTTCACACCAAAGTATTCAAAAATCTTGATGTATCTCTCAATGTTATCAAGTTCTTTGTTGTTGGTGATTTCAGTCACTTTCTCGAATTGTTCAATGGTCAATTCATCCATCTTGTTGGGGATTTCCCTCTCAAAAATTTTTATCATAAGTATGTTTTATGAACAAATTTACAATTTTTTTAATATATACATGACCAAAGACTTGCCAATTTACAAAATCACTATTGATCCCGAATATTCAGACGGGGAAGATTTAGGTATTGAGCAGATTGCGTTCACATCTCAACCTGCAATTAAGGTGAAAGGAATGGCGTTCGAACAAGCACAACGAATGATATTCGCTGATGACTTAAAGTATCGCATCACGGCACCTGCCATGATTCCTATGGAGATATATCGCAAGGATGACCAGGAGGGAGAATACTATGTTCAATTTACTGAGGAAACAATCGCAAAGATTCATGAGAAGTTCATGAGTGACCTTCGCAATCGTGACCTATTCAACCTGGAGCATGATGCATCCAAAACAGTTCCTGCATATATCCTTGAAACATGGGTGGTTGACAATCCAAAGCAAGATAAATCATTCTCAACATTCGGTATTGAAGTTCCAAAGGGAACGTTGATGGTAACTGCTCAGATAACTGATAAAGAATATTATGCTGAATTGGTTGCCAATGATCAAGTTGGATTCTCTATTGAGGGATTCTTGGGATTGAAATTAAGTAATCAATTAAACAAATATAATATGAACAAATTACCTGATGGGGAGCACTTAATCGATGGCAAAATCTACGTTGTTGTAGATGGCGAAATCACTGAGATTAAGGATGCACCGGTTGCTGCGGAAGCAATGGAAGAAGTAGCACTTGAAGAAGTAGCACTTGAAGAAACAGTTGTTGAACAAGAAGCTCCGGTTGTTGAAGATGCAGTTGAGGAGCAAATGGCAATAGATCCCGCAATGGATTCTGAAGCTATCCTTGCAATCATCACGCCTGTACTTGAGGAAAGAGAAAAAGCAATCATCGCATTGATAGCTGACCTTCGTAATCAAATGGAAGAGATGTTGGCTGCGGATTCTGAAGAGGATGTAACTGAAATGCCAACACAATTATCAACACAAGACAAATTTAGTGCAGTAAGTAAATTTTTAAACCTTAATAATTAATCAATAAAAAACAAAACAAAATGAGCAGAAAATTAAAATTCGACTTGGACATTGATGCATCGGCATTATTACAAGCAAACAGCGAGGCATTCTATTCTCGTGCGTATTTGAATGAGGAAGTAGTTGATAACTACCGTACACTTCCTGGAGTAAAGTACAAAACTAAAATTTCAACCGTAACTTTCGGTCAAGTTTTACAAGCTGAGAACTGTGGATGGAATGCTTCCACTGATGACCTTTCATCCGTTGAAATCGACGTATGTGGATTATCGGCAATGGCTGAAATTTGTCAATTTTCTTTGGAGCAATCATTTGTTTCATTACAAATGACAAAAGGATCTAACGGTGATTTCACTGTTGCATCTTTCATGGACTTCTATTGGGGAGAAATGGCAAAAACAATTGCTGAGAACATCGAGAAATTACGTTGGTTAGGTGATACGGATTCCGAAGTTGCTGCACTTGCATTGTGTGATGGTTATGTGAAATCATTAGTTGCTGATTCAGCTAACGTGATTGACATCGCTTCACCGGTTGCTATCAACGCATCTAACGTACTTGCTAAATTGGCATTGGTTTACGCTGCTATTCCTGCTGCGGTTATCGCTAACCAAGGAGAGTTGAGAATCTATGTATCAACACCGGTAGCTACTGCTTATCGTGCTGCGGTTGCTGCTGCGAATACTCAAGCCAACTTGACTCAAGCATTGGATTTCTCTTACTTAGGTATCAAAATGGTAATGTGTCCAGGAATGGGTACAACATCTAAAATTGTAGCTACGTTACGTTCAAATCTTTTGTACGCATTCGATGCTGAAGGAGATGGTAAAGCGTTACGTGCAATCAACTTAGCTGATACAGTTGCTGAGCCGGTTATCCGTACTCGTGCAAACATGAAAGTTGGATTCACTCACGTTAATGGTAACGAGATTGTATTCTACAATTCAGTAGCATAATTAATATTCTTGAGGGGATGAAATACTCCCCTTTATTTTTTAAAATTTTTTAAACTCATCCTATGTCGTGCGAAAATTTAGAATCTATTGTGAAGTCATGTGACAACAATAGTGGGGGGGTTTTCAAGGTATATATCAACCAACAAGATAACATCGATGGATTCACTTTGGACTCAGCTCCAAACACATGGACCATTGATAGTATCACCTTAATTGGTGGTGGTGATTTATACACTGAATTCGAAATCCGCAGAAATACCGGAAGTTACACCGAAGATGCAGCAATTGACCTTGTCAATGGTAGCTCATATGTAACCGCAACAATCAGCTTGATGTTCCACCGTCGTGACCAAGCGAAATCTCAAGCAATTAAAGTGCTTGGTGCAGGTCAACAATACCTGAACGCAATCATCCAAGATGCTAATGGCTTGTATTGGTACTTCCCATACTTACAATTGAGTGCAGTTGGTGAAGGTTCTGGTACGGCTCGTGCAGATGGTTCAAAATACTCAGTGACATTGATCGCGGAGAATGATTTTCTTGCATATCAAGTTGATTCAACAATCATCCCTGCGTTGATTGCTTAATATTACTACACAAAGAGAGCTCATCCATTCGGGTGGGCTTTTTTTATAAACATTTTTGAAGGTTTTCTTAATATAATAGTATGATATACATTGATAAAGGTGAGGTGAATTCAATTGTGCTGACTCTAACTGAGGTAAGTACACTCTCGACTCCGTATTATTTGTTCGTTTTTGAGAATGAAATGGATACAACCGATGCTCCAATACTATTCACAACATTAGATACATCCACTTGGAAGGAAAGATTCAATCTCTTCCTATTGGATGAGCCTGTTGACGTGATTTTGGTCAAAGGACAATACCGATATCAAGTGTATGAATCAACAATTCCACCAACATCTATCCAGGACACAACGGGAATCGTTATTGAAGAGGGCAGAATGGTTGTAAGTGGTGCAATACAAAACTCAATCTACGATTAACATGGGATTATTTGACCGATTTAGAACAACAAAAAACGAATCACCTGAAGTGGTGGAAGGATATCAATCCTTTTCAACACCATTCCTCAAGATTGGTTCGGGAAATTTATCTCTTCCATATGTGAATGGGAGGCATCAAACAAGTGGATGGATTCCATTTGGCGAGGCGAATTTATTTCCTTCCATATTGAATCAATTGGTATATTCATCGCCACTGCATGGTTCCATCGTGGATTACAAAACAAATGCAGTCATTGGTGGAGGGATTGAATTGAGAGCTACAACCTCAACACCTCAAGAGTTACTTGAATTGTACACCTTCGAAAAGAAATCAAGGTTGAAAAAGACAGTTCGGATAACAACCGAACAATTGATTGTACATAATCGTGTATATTTTAAATTGTACTTCGATGATAAGATGAAGCTCACTCGCATTGAGAATGTTTCACCGGACAAAGTGAGAAGAGGACAAAATCCAAACAACTACTTTATTTGTGATGATTGGGCATCAAGAATTGATGTTCGTGATATCCAAAGACATCATCCAACTTGCACTGATAAATGCCAACTATTCGTATATGAGGTCGAGTGTTTAGGTCAAGAGTGGTATCCGCTTCCAAAATACAGTTCGGCACTTAACTTTGCATATCTTTCGGGCGAACTTTCGTATTTCGCAAAATCAAATATCCAAAACAGTGTGTTCCCATCATTCGCGATGATGTTTCCTAAACGACCGCAGTCGGAAGAGGAGAAGAATGTACTTCGTGCAACCATCGATAAGATGAAAGGAGCAGCGAATGCAGGTAAAGCGGTTGCGTTCTTTGCTAATAGCTCAGACCAATTACCGAAAATTGAAAGCATTCCAACCAATCAAAACGATAAACTATTCCAAGAGGCATCGGGATTGAATACTGAACAGATTTGTTTTGCTCACACAATAGATCCGATACTGATGGGAGTTCGTACAACGGGTTCACTTGGAAGCGGTAGTGATATCAAACAAGCGTATGTTATCTTTGAGAAAAACGTGGTGATGCCATTGAGAGACCAGGTGATGGATATATTCAATGAGATACTCCGAATCGCAAAGGTATCCGCTGACTTCACAATCAACAACTTCCAAATCATCAATGAAACAATCGTTGAGGTTGAGGGCGATGCATCCAAAACTCAAGATGCATTGAATGCTATGAGTCCATTGGTAGCGACAAAGGTACTCAACACAATGACAACCAATGAAGTTCGTGCATTAGCAGCCTTAGCACCGATAGAAGGCGGTGATGTAGTTCCAACCTTACAAACACCTCAAGCATAATGTTATACTTCATAACCGAAACCTACCTCAAAACAAATACACCAATCACTGCCAATGTGGATGTGACTGATGTGACTCCATACATCGCAACTCAAGCACAATTGAGAGTGATGCCAATTCTTGGAACAGTCTTTTATGAGGACTTACTTGAGAAATACAATGCTCAGACATTAAGTAATGATGAGGAAGCTCTTGTTCTATTCATTCAACCGGTGATTGCTTGGCGTTCAGCTGAGGATGCAATCTTTGGATTGACCTACCAATTGAAAAACAAAGGACTTCAGCAACAGTTCGGTGATAACTCATCAAGTGTATCTCGTTCGGATGTCGCATTTGGAATGGAACACTATGCTCAAAAGGCATCATTCTTTGAGATGAGATTGATTCGGTACCTGGTAAAGAACAAAGCGGAGTTTCCTATCTTCACAAGCACTGAGAATCGCGATACTGATTTAAGACCTCAGATTGATTGTCATATGTGTGTTGGAAATTGCTATATGAATGGAACGTGGTCGTGTGGCTATCCAACCGATAATGGTTATAACAATTCAATCTTGGTATTATGAGGCAGAATATTGTTATAATGATTATAGCTTTTTGGACTGTACTTTCACCGGTCATGCCAATGATTTACTTGGCTATGTTAGCCATCACAATTGATACTTGCTTTGGCATTTGGCGATCAGTAAAGAAAGGCGGTTGGAAAGCATTCCAATCTCGCAGATTATCGGACACAATATCTAAGTCATTACTTTACGGTGGTGCGATTATGTTCACGTTTCTGATTGAGAAGTACATTGCAGGGGACATCATCGCTCAGTTCATCTCTATGGAGCTAATAATGACCAAAGTATTCGCATTCTTTTGTGTGATGGTGGAAATTAAGTCCATTAACGAATCATATGAGAGTGTGACCGGCAAGAATGTAC